CATTGCAATTTCACAGGCTTTAAGTTCCTGTATTACGGATGGTGTGGAATCCCAACCAATTCTTGGATAGCGAGAAATACTAGCGCCATCAAAAATATCCCCATTGGCAATAATTGCTGTGGGCTTAAACTCCTTAATAGCCCATAAAAGTCCTTTAAATGCCGTAGTATGTATACTAGGCCAAAAATGAGCATCGCTAAAAACAATGACAGTGCCATTTAAAATCCCCAAGTCTTTACGGGCCGTACTGGGTTTTGTTGATATTATCGGATTAGGCTTTTTTGCGACCAGTGATTCACCATATTTAACTTCTAAGCCCCTGCGTCTACGCAAAATATTTCTTGTCCCCATCCCTGTGGCTTTTGCCATGTCGGCTGATGACTGATGTTGTTTCCAAAGCTCAATGAATTCTTGGTCAGTCAATTTCATATATACGCCTTGTTAAATTTAAGGTATTAACACACATATATATGACAAATCAATTTAAGAATACGTTCTAGTGCCTTGTTTATCAATGATTAATGCCATTTTTCGTGGTTTTTCATCCACAATGTTTGGAATAGACAAATGTGTCCACATATCAAATTCTTTTATAAGTTGATCGTATTGCAAATCAGATTTTTTGATTGCTTGCACAACTTCGTCTGGTGTCATGCCTAGTACTCGTATATCAGCGGCGCAACCGTGACGGTGTTGGCTGGCATCTTTTGATCCCACGGCTCGATTGACTTCTTCAGATCGATAAGCCGAATTTACAATAATTGCTTTACCACCTAAAAGTTTCCTTACTTCTTCCAAAAATAAAGCTAGACGTTGCAAATTGGCTAATTCTTGTTCATTAGGCGTATTGTCAAATTCACGGTGATCTGTAAATGTCAATTCCTCAAGGGTAAAGTGCAATGTCAGATTCATGATATGGGTGTAGATTTGTGCAAAAGATCATCTTTACGCTGGCTTCCGGCAGATGAACCAAAGTAAAACGCAATGATGCCCGTCCAAGCCGTTCCTAAGCTACCTAACATCAACATCAAAGCATCACTGGTTTTGAAATGTTCAGTCATCAAGCCAACAAGGATGCCAAAGAATCCAACCGTTACAGCAATAGCCATCAAGCCTGGTATATAAGATTGAGTGGTAGCTTGCATCTCACGGGCTGATTTGCGATCATCTACAGCAATCTTTTCAAAGTCCAAGCCTAATTCTTGCGCTCGTGCCGCCATAGCTAATTCGGCAGTCTTGATCTGTGCTATCTGATCAGCAGTCAATTTGCCATCAGCAATGGTTTTGTTTACGTCTTTAGGGTCTATGCCCACAGCCTTACTAATTGCGTCCACGGCAAGCCCTGCCAATGGCCCACCAAGGGCGGTTGCAATTGTCGGTGCGATTTGTTTAAGCCAATCCATTATTTCTCCCGTTCTTTCTGTTCAATTTGTCGTCTGAGTTTTTCCACTTTTTCCACTTGCGCCTTGACCTCATGCTTGGCTTCCAGAATATCCACATACACCATACCAAGCAGCGGCAACAGTAGCCCTACAAGCAATACAGCAGCCACCCAACCCATCATGTCTTCCCCCAACGATTGACGAGGACGAGCCACAGCCACAGGTACAGGAGGAATATAGAAGTCACTACTACTGCCGCCAGTTTTAGTCGTAGGTTTCTTTCTTCCTCCCGCCGTTGCCATTGCGCCTGCCTTTCCTGAGAAACGTTTGCAAGTCTAGCTTTTTCCTGTTGCTCACGAATCACGCCACGCATCTCATACGTCTGGGTGTACAAGTCAGCAAGGCCAGGGGTCTGGTACACCATCAATTCACGAATTGTTACTTCCAGCTTTGCAGCTTCCTGCTGGCACATGATGCGATTCATTGCGGTTTGCATTTGCTGGGCATTGGTGACGTTTGGATCATAGACTTTCGCTTTTGCTTCCTCTGCCCTCAAATACTCCCCTAACTGATCTTGCAGCGTCCAAAATTTTGTCAGTTCGGCGACAATGTCTGCCATTGCTTGGCTTTCGTTGTAGTTAACGAACTTTTCCTTTTTCGCCACAGGCTTGGCGGCGGCTGGCGCTGATCCAAACAGTCGTTGCCACCATGATCTGACTGCCTTGGCATCTGTGGCAATTTCTTCAGCAGTGGACTTGATTTTGATGAAGTTGGCTTTGCTTTGCTTGTACAGGTCGCACAGCTTGGTAATTCCTTGGACACAGGAGTTAGCAGCAATGAGAAAACTGATCGGATCAATTCTTGCCTACCCAGTGGCTTAAATAGCCCACAGCAGACGACAAAGCAGACACCAGCGCCATACCCATCCAAAACCCGCCACGGCCTTGATTTGCCAAGGCTACCAGTTTTTCAATTGACGATTCAAGTTTGTCAATCTTGGTTTCCATTTGGTCAAATCGGCGCTCGTAGTCTTCAACCTTTTGCCAAAGAACACCGTACTTAACCAAGTCAATTTCAGGTGTCGCCATCATAATCCTCATTGTTTTGGTGGCAATAAATCAGTTAAAGGAACAAATCTTTGTTGTGTTGCCCTTAATGCGTTTTCTTCTGCTTTTGCCTGACGCTTAGCTTCACGTTTAGCTAAACGACCACCAATTATTTCATGAGTTACAACAGCAGGAACACCCATACCAGCGCCACCAGTTACAAATTCTGCGCCAGCAGCCGTTCCTTTTTGCAATAATTGTTCAGCAACTTTAGTCCCCAATTTCTTTTCAACGTTGATTTTTTGTACAGCCGCACCTTTATAACCAGTATCGGTCGCCAAAATATGAGATGCATTATGGTAATCACGCAACTTATTCATTTCTTCAGGCGTAAACAAACGAGTCATAACTTCGCTATTGCCATTCATAAAATCAGTTATTTGTTTTGGTGTTTTCTTGGCAGATAACTGATTTACAAATTGTGCTTTAATTTCAGACAATGCTTTGGTTGCTGATGGCTGTAAGGCTTCTGGCACATTTTTAAGTGTGTCAACCACATGAGTAAATTGCTCAACTGGCATATCAGCTATGTTTTGTGCAATCTTTTCTATTTGCACTTTTCGATTAATTCCTTTTGGCCCTTCTGCATCCAAAATATTAGATATTCCTTTAGGATTATCTAATGTATTTTTTCTCAGTTCAACCAAAGCTCTAGCATCTTTGTAAATAGGTGAATTGGTATCTAATTTAGCGATCACATCATCATCAACTGCACCTTTAAGGGCTTTGTGCAATTGATTGGCTTCTCGTGACCAATTTTGATTAAGCCATTTTCTAAATAATTCGGCATGATAAGCATCAGTTGGCAAAAGATTGCCAGCCTCGTCAAGCATACCCAATTGTTGCATTTTTACTTTTGCAGTTTTAGCTAATCGTTCTGCTGGGTCTGAAATTTCAACCAAAGTGCGATCATTCAATTTAGACAAAACATTGTCAGCAGTAACAGGCACTTCTTTAGCCATAGCATCACGCTCAGAATAAATCTTTTCAGTGGCTTTATCAAAATAATCTTCAAACTCTTGCAATGGTTTAAGAATAGTATTTCCGCGTTTGTAAACACTGCTTTCATCTAAACCAACTGTTCCACCAGTTTCTTTAACTTGGTTATTGATATATTTTGACAAACGATTTTGTTCGTCAGTAAATTTATCTTTTAGAAAATTACCAATTGATGTATCTGTATTTGAAGTAGCGTAATTGGTTGCTCGTTCTTTACCTTTACCTTGAATGGCAGCCATGTCAGCTTGAAAGTCTGTTCCCATTACTTTGCGTAAAGTTTCTGCCCTAGCCATTTGTTCATCAACTGGCAAATAATTTTCAGCGTATTTTAATTCTGTATAAGGCGCATCAGGCGTAGTTGGTTTGGCAGTTCCCAAAGGCTCAGCCATACCCGTTTCAAGGTTAGTCGCAACTGGTTGCGCTGGTGTTTGTGTTGGCGGTTGTATAGCTTCTTGTGTAGCTTGTTTTTGGCGTTCTGCAAACTGAGCCGCCATTTGTTCTTTGGTCAATGCTTGACCAGGTATTGCCGATTGGTTAAGTATGGTAGATTGACTAGGCCGCACAAGTTCCATTTCTTTGGCGGCTTCAGTCAATTGTTTGCCAACAGGTGTTTGTTTGACTGCTTCAGCTACTTTTTCTGCGCCTTTAACAACAGGTGCAATCACTGTTTGCATTGCTGGTTTAACCAAAGGTGCAAATCCTGCTACTTCTGGCATAAGATTTGGCGGTAATTTGGTAGATTCAAAACCTTTTTGAATTCCACCCAAAATAGCTTGACCTGTTGGTGAAGTTACTTCAGGCATCAACGCTCGTTGAATATCCTCAGCTTTTTGTTGACCAATTTGTACGCCTTCAGGCGTTCCAAGTTTGCCTGATTGAATAGTAGAAATAACGCC